TTGAGTTCGTTGTCAGTTAGGCTGGCAATCGATTGGACAACTCGTTGAGTTGCGGCTGCGTCAAGTGGTTGAGCAGCATTTTCTTGATACCCTGCAACTCCTCTTTCGATGGCGTTGGCAAGTCGTGCCTGTTCAACCTGCTGCTGATTATCGTCATCAAACTCAGACGAAGCTGCTTCGGCATTTGCGTCAACTCCTCCTGTGTAAAGGCTTGCAAAGCCGCCTTGGAGATAGCGCTCGATGATGCCTTCTCTTTGTTCTTTTCCATGTTTCCACTCCATAGTGACAAGTTCTGGCATGCCGTTGGCAGCGTCAAAACCTGTGTTGCTCTCTGTCCAGTATTTTACCGTGTCAGCGAGTTGTTTGCTTGTAAGTTTCAGCTTAGAAAGCGGCTGTGTTTTGCCGTTTTCTGTGAAGCCAAAGGCGCTGTACAGCGTTGGCAAGAAGCCTTGTGGGAACTCGGCGCTCTTGACGGCGTAGCTGCTCACCTCGTTTGCGCCTTCGCTGATGGCCTTGAGCATGATGGCTGGCTCGACAATGCCGTTCGCGCCCTGCTCATTCACCACCCAAGTGTCCAAGATGACGCGCTCGCCTTCGGTCTTGAGCAAGAAAAACGCTTGGCCATCGCCGAGCTGGTAGACCTTCATGGTCTTGTCTTTAATGCCCTTTTTCAACTCAGACAGGGTGTACTTGCCCAGCACGTTCTTGGCTGGTGAGTTGTCAATCGCATCCAAGAACTCTTGCGGAGATACGCCGCCGTCCTTCTTGGCATCGTCCGATGTCTTCCAGTTGTTGGCAGCAAAGTCAGCCGCGAGGCGTGCTTGCTTGGCCGAGCTGATGTTCTTTTGAACGATTGGCCCGATGCTGTCGACCAGCTCTTGGGTGACGCTGACGATGGGCTTGCTCAACTCAAATGCGCGGCGTGGTGATGCTTTGTCTGAGTTCTCTGCCATCCAGTCTTGCCACAACAGCTCGTAGTTGATTGGCGCGTTCATCTTGCCAACCACACGGCCACGGATGCCCACAGGGAAGTCTGGGTGAGGCGTTGTGCCTTCAGTGCCAAGGTCAACCTGTGGCGACTCTTGGTCGACCTCAAGCAAGATGACACCGTCACCCCAGCGGTGGCCAGCCAGACTTGGCTCGCGTGTCGCTTCCAAGATGCGTGCCATTGGAGGTGCGCCAAGATCAAGAGCTTGCTTGCTGGCCATCACCTCAAGCACACGCTTGCGAGCGTCAAACGAGATGCCGTCCATGTACTGGTGCAGCGCGGCCGAGTCTTCAAAGCCGACAAAGTTCTCGATGTACTGGTTGGTGGCAATCGCTTTCTTGTCTTTGGCGACTGCTTTCTTTGCTGCTTCAATTTGGCTTTTTGTTTTTGCAGCAGCCAAGTCGGCTTCTGCTTTCGCCAGCTTCTCCTTGGATAGAGCAACAGCGCTTGCGCCAGTGGCCTTCACCAGCTCGCCAAGTGCCTTGACGTTTTTCTTGCTGATGCGGCCGTCACGATTCCATGCCTCAAGCGTGGAGATAAAAGCAGCAGCCACGGTGCTGTTGGACTGGTGCATGTCTGCATCGCCCATCAACACCATCATGTAGTTCGCACCCTCTTTGAGCTTTGCAGCCTTCTGAGATGTCACGCCCTTGCCACGGTTTGCCCATACGATGTTGGACAGCGCGTTGGTGAGGCGCAGCGGAAAGAATGGGCCACCGAGCAATGGAATGGCCAAGTTGATTTGCGATGAGTCGATGCCTGTGTACAGCGCAGCAGCGGCAGTGCGGTCAGCAATCGTTGGGAAGATGTTCATGCCAACGAGGTCTTGCATCGTGATGATCGGAATGTCTTTGCTGTCGAGCAACTGGTCGACCTGCATCACATCCTTGACTTCACCACCAGCGTCAGTGATCTCGTCTTCCAACTTCAAAGCGTCTTCGTCAAACGCATCCTCAGTCGCGACTTTTCCTTTACCTCGTTGGTTAAGAATTTCTGGCGACTCAGTTGGGTTTTGGTTGAACACCGACTTGACTTGGTTGGAGTTGTAGACGGCAAGGTTCTTGTGCTTGCCCTCTTTCACATAGAAGCCATCAAAGCCAAGCGCCTTGATTGCATCTTGCGTGCGAGTCTTCTCGATCTCTTCCCAGTTGCCAGATGCCAAGAAGTTCTTGGCGGCATCACCGCGAGGACGGCCCCAAGTGTCGGTCTGCTTGTTCATCTCGGCCACAACAGCAGCCACATGCTCTGGGTTTTGGTAGTCAAACGGATTGGTGGCGTTGACGTACACAGGCATGATGTTTGGGCCAGATGGCATCTGCTCGGCAATCGCCTTGTTGAAGATGCTGCGTGCCTTGATGTTTGTCAGCCTGTCGCCAACACGCATCTCATGCTCAAGGATTTCAGCCTTGTCTGGGTCGTTTGCAAACTCTTCACGAATGCGTTGGCCAGCCACATCCATCGCTGCGGCAACTTGCTCGCGAGTCAGGATTTCATCGTAGTGGTCGACCATCCAGTCCTTGCTCATCTCCGTGTAGTCATCGGCGAACTCAGGGTCTGGTGTTGTGAAGATTGCGCCAGCTTGCTTTGCGCGGAACTGGTGAATGTTCTGGGCAGTGCCGTGGTACATACGCAGCGGCTTGCCTTCTTTGTCAACGATCTTGGTGTCCTTGAAGAACTCTTTGAAAGCTGTCGACTCAGGCTGAATCTCGCCGCGCTGGTTGAACATCTGGTCGCCCTCGACCATCATGCCGCCTTCGTCTTTTGCGATGACGTTCGGGAATGCGTTGTACGCTTCCATTGGTGTCATGCCCAAGCGAGCAGCAAGGCTCTCATACACCTTAGCTTGGAAAAACGACTGGTCGCGTGCCACGTTTAGTGGGACAGTTTTTGTTGCCTTGATCTGGTCAAACATGACCTGCTGCACTTCTTTGCCAGACTTGATAAAGCCCTCATCTTGCTGCGCCATCTTCACGCGCTCTTCGATTTGAGTTTCGAGCTTTTTGGACTCTGCCTCAATGTACTCGCGAGCCTCGCGGCGCGTCATTGATTCACCCTCGATGCGAAGGTCGTCAAGCATCTGAGTGCTGAGTTCAGTCGGAGCGATGCTCTTCATGTATTCAGCCACAGGGATTTCAAGCTCTTTGCCAGTTGTCAAAGATTCTTTGATGGCATCCTCAAGCGCTGGAGCGGCTTTCACCAAGCTCTCAGCCAAGCCAGACTGGCGCAGCACTTCGCTGTTGAGGTACACGTTTTGAATTGGGCTGTCTTCTGCGACTTGGTCAATCCAGCTTGCAAAAGTCTCAGCATCACGCGAGCGAACTTCGTTGGCTGCTGCCAAGTTGTTCAGTGTTTCGAGGACTTGCGTTTTGCGCTCTGTTTCCTCTGCTCTTGCTGTACGGCGTTTAATGTGCAAGGCGGCTTCAACGATAGAACGGACAGTGCCACCAACAGCAGCGCCGACAGCACCTTCCTCACCTGCTTGTCCGAAATCAATTTCGGCATCCCGATTTGTGAGCGCCTTGCGTAGTGTGTCATGCAGAATATTCTCGGTAAATTCTTGGCCACCTTCAGATGCTGTTGCAATGCCGATGCGAGCCAACACAGCACCGACTTGGTTCTTCACTGGCACGGCCAATGGGCCAAGCAGCTTGTCAAGCGCCCATCGCTCCGTGATAGCCGTAACAGCGCCGCCACCGAGCGCGGCAATGTCTTTGTACCCTTGGGACGCGCTGTCTTTTTCAACCTTGTCATAGACCGCATCAACGCCCTGTGACCACAAGTTGAGGCCGCTGATCGTGCCGCCAGTCAAAACATGAGTTGCCACTTGGCCACCCACTTGACCAAGGCCACCAGCAACTTTGTCGAGGAACGTCTGCTGGCTCGCTGGAACCATCACCTCATCTCTGGCTTGGTCTTTGAGCTTGCGGCCGACAGACACCCAGTCTTCACCAAGCATTGGGCCAATCAAAGAATCAGCAGTTGGCTTCGATGGCTCGATGTTCATTGGGCCACGTTGCGGCTCTGGCAAGAACATGTTCGCAAAGCCTTCGATGGTGTTGCGCTGGGCAATCTCAAGCATGCGGCCAAGACCGCTCAAAGTCATGCCAGCGCCCTCTTCAGCGCCGCCACCAATCATGCGGAATTTGCGCTCGAACTCACCCATGTTCTGCACTTGGTCGTGCGAGATTTTCGAGTTGTCAGGGTTCACCAAAAAGTTTGATGTGCGAGGCGCTTCTTTCCAAAACTTGTCAGGCCCACCAATGTCTTGCAACAGCTTGGTGGCCTTGGCTTCTGTTCGGAACTCTGGGACTGCATCAATGCTCATGTCTGCCGCACGCGACAGTCGCTTCATCTCAGCAAAGTCGTTTGGGTTTGTGTCAACAGCGTCACCCAAAGAAGAGGCAAGCGCAGTGCTGCGGTCTTGCTCTTTTTTCAGTTGCGAGATGTAGTCGTCATAAGCGCTCATTTTTTGTCTTCCATTTTCATGTAGGCGTTGAAGATTGTTTTTTCATCGTACTTGATGCCGTTGCGCGTAAAGTCTGCAACGATTTGGTTTCGCACCTTGTCTGGGATGATGACGTTGCGCGTGTCTTTGACTTTGTAGTACGGCACTTCGTCTGTCGTTTCATCCAAGCCAAAGAACGATGGAGTCCAGTCGCGCAATGCTCGAATCTTCACAGGCTTCACAACCGATTTCATGATGGAATCTTTTTCTTCCATTGTGAGTGGGCGCTTTTTGATTGTTTGCTCTGCGCTGATTAGGTCTTGAATCGTCCCCTTGATTCGGTTCGATTCTGTTTTTTGCGCCTCTGTTTTGCCAGCAGCAATATCACCAAGACCTGCATCTGTCATGATGTTTTTGTATCGAGTGTTGTCGATGGTCACCGAGCGCACCTTCTCTTTGTAGTCTGGCGCGTTGCCCAAAGAGTAGAACTTGCGGAAGGTCGCCTCTGTCAACAGGCCACGGCGCTCCATCATGGACTCTTTTGTCCACAGCTCTGGATTCATCTCAAGCTCAAACAGCGTGCTTGGGTCATCAGCCTTTGGCGGGTTCATCATGCGAGCGCGGTCTTCTGGCTTGATGTCTGCCCACATAGGCGCAGGGATGTCGCGCCAGCCGCCCAGCTTTGCGAATGCGATGTCATACGCGCTGCCCAGCTTTTCTGCATAGTCTGCGCGTTTGATGGCTTCGTCTTCGCTCCACTTGTTCTTGATGCGTTGGCGAGTCATGTCGCGAACCTCTGGGTCTGCGATCTGGTCTGCCTCAGTCAGCATGCTTGACAGCGAGCGCGTGCCAGTGATGCTGGCCTCCAGCTTGTCGAGGCGACCCATCCAGCTCTTCTCGTATTGAGCGAACTTCTCTGGGTTGCTCTTGATGAGCTTCTTGTACTCTGCGCGGCGCAGCTCGATCATCTTCTCTGGGTCGTTGCCAGCCTCTGCAAGCAATCGCTTGGCAGTCTCTGGGCCTTGGTTCACGGCCGCATCAAACGCAACAGCACGCATGCGCGGGTCGAGCTTGTCGGCATCGATGGCATCCCAGTAGCGCTTGCGGTAGATTTCCTTGGCCTTCTCTGGTGTCAGGTTGGCAATGAAATTCTTTTGCTCAGTGGTGAGCTGGTCTGGCTTCACGCCAAAGTAAGCCGAGCCGTTGATGCCGTAGTTGGTTGGGCCTTTGCCAGCATCGTTGGCCACATAGCCGCCCTCGACATCCTTTGACATAGTCCAGCCAGAGATGCTGTCGAAGTCAGTGCCTGTTGGGCCACGCGATGTGAAGATTTTGTCACCAGCGCCTGTGGCCACTTCTTTGTTGTAGCCAGCATCGATCTGCTTGTACAGGGTCTGAGCCGTCTTGCTGTCAAGGTCGCCGCTCTTGTACGCGCCATCGATGAACTTGCGTGCCTCGATGAACTTGTTGTTGAGCATCATGTCTGTGGCCGCGCCAACAGCGATGTAGCTGGTGAACTTCTGCTTGGCTTGCTTGACCTGCTCGGAGTCTTCAGCGATGCCATCCTTGGCAAAGTCATCAACAATGGTTTGCAAACCTGTGGCCACGCTTGATGTGTACAGGTTATTCACACGGCCAGTCTGATCTTTCTGGTCGCGCACGCCATACGACCTAATGGCCAAGTCGGCTTGCGTATTGACAAAAGCCTCGGACTCTTTCTTTTCGTAATGGCGCACCTCTTTGACGGCGTGCAAATCCATTTGACCCTTGAACTGCAACATCTGCCTGTCCACAGACTGGGCAAACATCTTGCGCTGGAAGTCATTTTCAAGGCCAGCCTCGGCATCTTTGCGAGCCTTGAGCATGGCCTCTTGAGTGGCTTGGTAGCGATCTTTTGCGGCTTTGCCTTGTGCGGTTGTCAGGTAGCCAGCGTCCTTGTCCATCAAGATAGCTTGAGCGTTGGCACTGAATGAAGTGACCATTGCCTTGGTGTTGGCATCATCCAAATCGTTCTGGATGCTTTGGCCGATCTTCATCAAGGTCGTGCCAGCGGTGGTCATGCCAGCGCCCATCTTCTGCATTTGCTCTGGCGCAAAGTTCTTCATTGGCTCCACGCCAGCGGCAGTGAAGTTTGGCATCTGAGCCGCATCGAGCGACTGAGATGGTGTGTCAAGCATTGGTACGGTTGCCATCTTTGTTTCCTTATGACGACTGTTTGGCCAGCCAGTTTTCGTATGCGGCCATGCGTTTGTCTGAGTAGTAGGCCGTGGCCACGTTGCTTGCGCTGCCCAACAAAGAGGCTGTCGTACTCATGAATGGGTTGATGGTCGATGCGCCCATGCGAGCGTTCTCGGCAGACACACCAGACATCATGGCTTGGTTTTGAGCGTTGACCGCTTGCATGCGCTGCGCTTCGGCCGCTTGAACTGAGCGAGCGTTGATCGTGTTCACGTCAACCTCTTTGATGAGGTCGGTTGTTGCGATAACGTCAGCAGCGGAACCCACGCCAGCCTGAATGCCGCGAGCCGCCATCGATGCGCGAGCCGCACCTTTGACGTTTCCAGCACGCATTGTGACCGCTCCGATCTGGCGCTGGCCAGATTCCAGAATGGTTTGCGCGGTGAACTCAGCGTTCTTGGCGTTCAGCTCCGACATGGACTTTTGGAAGTCCATTGTGAGAGCCTGAGAGTTGAGCTGGTACTGCTGCGTCTTGGCTGCGTAGTACGCGCCAATGGCGCTGGTGGCCATCCCAGCAACAGCCAAGATGGGGCCAACGGTCTTAAACATGTCGGCTGTGCTTGCAGCTTTCGCTGTTGACGCGCCGTATGTTTCTGGGCCACTTGTCCAGTTAGCCCACGAAGGTGTTGAGGTTCCCGCCATGCCTATTCTCCAATGCGTTCAGGTTATCTTTGGGGTTGATTTATACGGTCACCATCAAGCACCCAAAGCCACTTCGATGGTCAGGCCGACCACGGTCAATGGCAATGGGTCTTGCTGGCGAACGTAGACTTGGCCGCTGTCGGCCCATGATGGCGTGAGCATGACCATGATCTCTTGGGTCTTGAGCGCAGGTGGCTCGCCATAGTTCTCGGTGGTGCGCTGCTTGGCTTCGGTGAGGTTCGCTTCGTCTGGGCCAATGAAGATGCCTGACGATTGGAACACGCGCAGCCATGCCTTGTTGACGTTTTTGAAACGGCCTTGGCCAAAGCCAGCGTCCACCTGAAGCGCCACAGGCAGCGTCTGCAAGTCGGACTGGTAAGGCAACCCAACGTGAACCTTTGAGGCTGCACGCTGCAAGGTGATGGAGCCGCTGGTGACCACCAACTGAGGATGCACAGCGCCATCGGCCAAGATGCTCACCGTCTTGCCCTCAAGCCAAGTCAGGCCGCTGATTGTGTTGCGAGCAAACGACCAGTCTGCCGTTGCAAAGTTACGCAAGTGCGATGGGATGACTTTGTCAACGCGCACCTTGGCCACGGTTGTTGATGTCGTTGAAACGATTCGCGCAATGTACTTTGTGCCATCGGTGTCAACATACACAATCGCATCACCCACATCGCTTTGCGTTGGGTACACAAACTTTGCAGATGACGCAGTCAGTGTCAGCTCTTCGCTTGGCCCCCACGTTGTGCCGCCGCTCACGGTCATTGTGACGGCCGTTGTGTTTGTGCCATCGTATGTTGCGCCACAGTCAACAAAGAATGCGTCTTCGATGCCAGCAAACTGGCGAGTGTTCATGCGTTCAACGTAGCGCTTGTAGCTGCCATCGATGAGGCGCTTGACCACAACGTACAGCACGTCTTCTTTGCCCTCGGCCACAACGGCGCAGGACTCGAACACGCCATCAGTGTCATGCCAATGCCATGCACCGATCTGTTGGTCTGGCACATAGGTCAGGCCAATCAGTTTGCCAGATGAAGACACAAACCAAATCAGAGGCTGCGGAGCCTTTGAGTACGCCATGTCGGTGATGTCGTAGTTGTCAAACAGGTGAGCCGCACGCAGGGACAGGTCGCCAGTCACGAAGCCGCTTGACTGCCAAGAGTAGCCCAGCTCACGAATGTGGCCACCACGCGCAGCGCAGTACACCAGCGAGTTGTTGATGATGCAAGGCTGCACGTTGGACGCGCCAACGTAGGACTGTGGGCGCACAGAGATGGATGACGGCGTGATGGCATCAGAGTTGACAGATGACACGCGCCATTCGGCCGAGCCAGTGAGCAGCAAGAGCTGAGTCAATGGCACGATGTGTCGAATGGTGTTGGCCTCACGCGCAGCCACCTTGAACTTGATGCGGTCATCATCGCGCACAGGCAAGCCGTAGCTGAAGTTGGACTCAGTGCCTGACTTGGTCATCCAAATCGTTTGCGGGTCGTTTGTCGTGCCAGCAAAGCAGCGGCGCTGCTCGAAGTAAGACACTGCGCTTGGGTAGTTGCCAGAGCTTTGCAGGTCTGAGCTGTACAGCGGAGGTGTCACGCCAAGGTCTGGCGCAATGTTGTCGTCAACGATTGATGTGCCAGTGGTGTTGCCGATGTAGCCGTAGATGCCGCCCTGCAACTTGTAGACGTAGTAGCGTGCAGCGCCAGTCACGGCAGTCCATGAGATGGTGTTGTACGCGCCAGTCACATAGATGTTGGTCGACACCGTGGCCACAGATGATGCAACCGACTGGCCAAACAGGTCGTCAGTCAAAGCGGTCACAACGTAGCTGACGTTTTGGTATGTGTCGGTGTTGACGGATGCAGACGAAGGGACGTATTTTGTCGCTGTCACACCTGTTGGCGCTGTCAACGGAGCTGAGAAGCTGATTGTGGTCAACGTCCAGTTGGTGGCTCCAAGGCGGCGCAATTCGCGTGGCGCATAGTTTGGATGCACCAGAGTCAAAACGTCAGCCGACTGCACATAGTGGATGTCGAACAAGTCTTCTTCTGCGTATGGGTTTGTGATCTCGTATGGAGAGCCACCAGACAGCAGAGTTGCACCCTCTGTGTGAAAGCGAATGTACCCAGCGTTCAACTCAATCACCATCGTTTGTGTGGTGTTGAACGTGAACGGAATCAGGCGCACCTTCTTGGTGGAGTCCTTGACCTCACGCACAAAAGCAAAGCCAGAGCGGTTCTCTGCTGGGCCTTGCGGTTTGCTGATGAAGTTTCTCATGCGAGCAGCGCCCGACTGAAACTTGTTGTCATCGATGCGGCCAAACATCTCTGGCGACATCTCGCCACCAGCAAATGATTTTTGAAGCGTGCGGAAGTTAGCCATCAATCGGCTCCTTGTTCATTTGGGATTGAGTAGTATCGGTCACCGAACTTCTTGACTGTGAAGCCGCGCTCTTCTTCGCCAGCCACAGCCTTGTCCCATGACTCATGTGACTTGCCTTTAAGCATGAGATAGCTCTCGGCTGGCAAGCCATGCTTGTGCTTCTCAGCGTCAGTGGCTTCGCGCACGGAACCCCAGTGGCCAAGGTTTTCACCTGTGCCTGTTGGCCCCATGCCAGCGGCCATTGCAGCCTCGTAGTCGTAGTCCTCGCCCTCTGGGTCGAACTCGTTCTTGGTGTTTGGCTTGTGGACGATCTGAGTGAATGCGGCCGCAGCCAAATCTAGGACAGGTAATGTCGCCATGCTTATCTCCCAGCCATCCAGCCAACGATCTGCTGCGGATTAGATTTGCGTTGATTCGCGTCAGACGATGCTGCGCGAGACAGGTAGCCTTGCATCATTGCCGTGCAGCGCTTGGCTTCAGCAGCGCCAGCATCGCCCTTGATGATTGGGCCAGCCAGCATCGATGCCAAGTGCCAAGACAGCGTCATGGTGAACAATGGCGAGAACTTGGTTGGGTCTGTGATGATGGCCGTGTATCGCAGCACAGCGTCCTTCTGGTCGGTGTAGATGACCTCAGTGCCATCGTCCAAAACCTCAGACGAAAACTCTTGCGGCACATAACGTCCAGCAGCCACCACAGGCGCAAAGTTAGCCGATGTGAATGGTGTGTCTGTCGGCACAAAGTGCGATGAGTAGTCGTCATTCGCGTCAGGTGGAATGACAGCCAGCAAATTGGCCACGTCAGACGGCAATGCATAGCAGTAGTCCCACTCAGGCCATGAGCTGGTCAACGCTGCCAATGAAGCACGCTTGGTGGCAAAGCCCCACGCATGCATCTCAAAAAGTGTGTCACGCGCAATCGGGTAGAACCGAGCGCAGTGTTGTGATTGTGCCGAGCCTTCAGGCGGCTTGATACTCGACACGGTGGCTGTATCGCCAAGGTGTCCAAGGGCTAGGTTACAAATATCGATTTCGCTGGCCATGTCAGGCTCCTAAGAAAAAGGGGTGACTACGGTTTCCCACAGCCACCCCCGATGCCTTCAAAAAAAGAAGAACTACACCGAGCTTATTCTGCGTCAGCAGTTTCAGTCGGTTCAGCCGCTTCGCCTTTTTTCCACTTCTTGGTGGGTTTGGCAGGGGCATCTTCCTCTTCGACCAATTCTAGGTTCTTACCCAGAACACCGTCAAACTCAACAATTTCACCTTCCTCGCGGATGGCGTTGTTGATGAATGACTTTTCTAACACGCGACATTTAGCCATGATGTGGTTTCCTTAAGTTTAAGCAACAGTGAAGCCAGAAGCGTAGAACTTCTTGCCGTCTTGGATTGTCTCAACGAAGTCGACAGTCACTTTGCCTGTGGATGGCGCAGTGCCAGTCACGTCAAAGTAAGCGCCCAAGTAGCGTTGACCCAAAGAGGCGATTGCAGGTGGCAACACCAACACATACTGAGCGCCCAAAGTCAAACCAGCCAACAGGACGGTTTGAGTAGCACGCACAGTGGGAGTACCCAAGTCAGCAGCGGCAGATGTGATGACTTGCAAGGCAACGCTGGTGGCGTTGTTGAATGCTTCAGTCACAGTGAACACTGCGTACAAAGGCTTGCCTTCGCCCATATCGCGAGCAACAGACAGGTCGATGGTGTTGGTCGAAGCTGCATCGGCCGTGATGGCTTGGTCTTCGGAGACACGGAGGAGTTTATCGGTAATCATTTGGAATTTCCTTTCAAGGTTTGGACGGAGGAGGCGTTAGCCCCCTCCAACTAATTAGCTGACAGCAGCTTCAGTGTTCAAGATTGCGTCAACACGGCGCAAAGGAACTCCCAAGAACGACAACCAGCTATATGGTGTGCCGAATTGAGACAAGCCTTCGTTCACTTTCAACACATACTGGCTCTTGTCCAAAGCGGCAACGCTCAGACCAGAGTGAACAGTACGGTTCATGTAGAACGCAGCGCGACCCATTGCCATGTTTGGAATGCGATACAAAGCGCGAGCCATCAATTTGATGAGCGCTGTTGAAGCGGTAGAGGCTTGAGTGCCAGTCTGGCCAACCAAGTCGCTCACATCGATGTTACAGATGCGAACAACGTAGCGCCAGTCTTTCACGACCAAACCGTTTTTCCATTGGTAGCGAGTTGCGTAGGCTTGCAAACGAGTGCCATCGCTGTTGTACACGGTTTGTTCGCCGAGGTCTTCGTGAATCAAACCAGCCTTAGAGCCTTTGGGGAAAGGGCAGTACACAGTGTTGTCACCCCACACCACCAAGTACACGGAGGTGTTGTCGGAGCTTGAACCACCAGCGCTCAAGATGTTTTGAGCGTTAGAGGCAGACAGGCTAGAGTAGCGAGCGGCCAAACCCAAGAATTGCTTGGGGTCAGTTGCTGGGTTGCCATAGAACAAAGTCGTGGCTTGAGTCTGGTTCATAGCTTCCAAGAAAGCTGTGTCTTCAGACAAACGGAATTGAGCGGTGTTGCCGTTCAACATGGCCAAGTCTTTGTCGACTTCAGAGCGAGCTTCCAAGATGCCGCAAGCCTCGTCCACTTGAGCAGTGGTCGATTTGCTGTTGGGAATACCTTGGTTCAATGCACGCCAGTAGACGGTTGGCAAACCAGTGCGAATCACAACGCGATCACCAGTAGGCAGGTTGCCTTCTTTGAACACGCAGTCTTCGAGAATTTCGTTCGATTGCGAGAGCAATTCTGCAACGATTGGAATGCGACCATCAGGGTCGGTACGTTTGGCCCAGTCGGCCAAGGTCAGGGAGGTATTAGCAAGAGTTGCCATTTTGATTTCCTTTTAAGATTGCTGATTTGAATAAAGTGCCGAGGCTTGATCGTTGAACGACTTAGGCGCACCGCGAGGATTCGCACCAGTCGTTGAACCAACAAACTTATCTTCACTGATTGCCTTGCCAGCTCGGTACATAAACCGAATCACTTCGGGGTTATTTCCCAAGCCAGACTCATTAAGCAGCGTGCGTAGTTCGGGAGTGCCAAAAGAGTCCAGAGCTTTCTTTGCAACAGCCAAGTTTTCGTTCAGCTTTTCGCCTCCGAACTCTTTGTCTGTTTGCGCTGATTGCGCCCAGTCATTCTTGATACTCTCAAACTGCTCCATTTGACGTTGGGCTATGGTTGGCCCCATCTTGTCGAGCAGTTTCTGCGCGGCTTCCTGCGACAGATTGGCTTCTTTGGCAACCTCCGAAAATGCGGTCAGCACTTCGGCATCGAACTCTTTGCCCTCTGGGGACTTGAACTCGTAATTTTCAGGCGCTCCTTGCGGTTTGCCTTCCGTGTTGCCATCAGCAGCCCCATCCTTTGCACCGTCCTGAGTGCTGGCTTGGTTCTGGTCAGCATTGGCTTGCTGCTGGTTCGCGACCTGCTCATTGCCTTGCGGCGCTGTGCTGGCTGCGTCTTGCGATGAGGCCGTACCTTCAGTGGTCGTTGCGGCTGTGTCCGTCATCAGCGATTCCATTGGATTGCTCCTTGAGTAGTTGCATGTAAAGCTCTGGGCAGTGAGCGTGAAGCATCGCTAACATGCGGTTGCCAAAGTTCCTGTTGCCTTCTGCGAATGCCATTTGCATCGAGTTGGTGTTGAACGATAGCCTGTACACGCCTGATTGCTCCAGAAGTCGACCGATGATTCGGCGACCCCTCCGACTGCCCATGAGCCACTTGAGGTCAGCTTCTTCGTTCTTGGCTGCGTTGCGCTCGCGAAGCTCTTTCTCAGAGACTTTGCGCTCTTGCGCTTGCACATCAGTTGGGTCGTAGCTGTTACTCATGTTGTCAATCTATCCACAGTGCTTTGTATTACGGTCACCATCAGGTATCGTTTTTCACCAAGCAAATCACAAACATGCTTGAGCATGAGTTGTTGTTGGCTGCGCCCATAACGGTTGCCTCAACCGTTGTCTTCTCTGGCACTGATGGAGGCAACTCGAAAGAGTAATCTGCTGCGCCGTTGTTGATTGCCGTAATAGCGGCCGTGCGTTTGATGCCGTCCTCGCCCTCAAGCACCAACCTGCCCTCAATCGATGTCGAGCCAGATGCTTGACCTGCGGAGAGCAAGCCCTGCATCAAGTAGCCAGTGTGGCCAGCAGGTACTGTGTAGCAGCCAGTGGTCGTGGTGTTGTAGTTGTACTTGATGATGTTGTACGTTGTCGCTGGCACGCCAGCAGTCAAAGCGCCAGTGCCAATATGGATGTCGCCAGCGGCGCTTTTGAGCGAGCCAGCGGTTGCAACGTATGCCGAGTTGACGCGAATCATGGCATTCGACATGGTCACGGCTGTTTGGCCGTTCATTGTCACGACCTCTGTCACCTCGTTGTAGCTGGCATCCAAGCCTTGAACAACAATGGTGCGAGCGCCAGTACCTGCGGCCGTGTCGTTGGCGCTTGATGAGCTGACTGTCATGTTCAACGCTGCATCTGGGTGAGGCTGAATGCTTGGCATTGGCCAAACCGTAACCTCAGATTGGTCAACGTCTTTGTTGAACCCAAACACAACGACAGTCCTGTGGCCAGCAATAAGGCCGCGAGACACCTGAAGACCGAACGGCTCCGCTCGGCCTCGCTCAGTAATTGATGGCCAATGCATCAGCTCGCGCCGTACAAGGCGTTGGAGATGTTGTTGATGCGAGAGCCTTCGCTGCTCTCACCGTAGAGCGACTGGGCCTTGTCTTGCTTCTTGCTCTCGCCGCCAATTTCCATGTCGGTGATTTGCAAGCAC